GCGTACAGGCGGGACGGTTCCGGGGCGCGTCGGGACGCGTCGTACACGCCGCCGAGCCGGGCACGCCCGACCTCCTCGGGTTCTGCGATCACGGGCGCATCGTCGCGATCGAGGTGAAGAAGCCGGGCGGCGTCGCGACCACCGAGCAGGTCGAGTTCCTCGCGGCGGTCTGCGTCGCCGGGGGTCTCGGCGCGATCTGTACGTCGGCCGACGGCGCGGAGCGTCTCGTGCGCGAGGAATGTCGGAAGCACGCAGGAGCGAACCCATGCTGACGCAGAACTCAGAACTCCGTCCTCTAGGTATCTGGAACTGGACTCTCCCCGCGTGGGTCGTGACGGATACTCAGGGTCGAACGTGGAACGTGTGCCCGAACGCGAAGGGGTGCATCCGAGTCTGTTACGCGCGCAACGGCGCGTATAACTTCTCGAACGTGAAGGCGGCGCACGTTCGGAACCTCGAACACGTCGCGTATCGACTGGACGACTGGACGACGGCGATGATCGCGGAACTCGGGAGAAAGAAGTACCGAGCGAAGGGGCGTCCGATTCTTCCCGACTTATCGAGAGATCATCTTTCCCCGACCGTTGCCGCGCTCCTCGATGTCGGCAGCGCGTGCGTTCGCATCCACGACTCGGGAGACTTCTTCTCCGAGGAATACCTGTCGGCGTGGATGCACGTCGCGCGCTCGCGTCCTGACGTTCTGTTCTACACCTACACGAAACAGGTCGCGTGGTTCAAGCGTCTGGACGTCGAGACCGTTCCCGCGAACTTCCTGTTCTGTCTCTCGTTCGGAGGGCGCGAGGACTCCCTGATCGACCGGGACGCTGATCGTCACGCCGACGTATTCCCGACCGAGGAGGCGATCACGAGCGGCGGCTACTTCTCGCAGACGCCGCACGACCTTCTATGCGTCGTCGCTCCGAGTCGGAAGATCGGCATCCGCGCGAACAACATCCCTCACTTCAACAAGCGTCTAGCGGGTAGAAGGTTCTCGGAACTTACGCGGGCGTCATCCTCGGAGGGTGAGTGATGGTATCTCGCGACAAGGTACGCGCCCGATCCGTGCGACCGTTACGCCGAGGGCGCATGATGACGACATGGCCGGAGGCCGACCCACCATCAAGACGCCCGAACTCGTCGAGGCGATCCTCGCGGATCTTCGCAAGGGTCTGCCGCGTCGAACCGCCGCCGCGCTTCACGTCGCGCCGGACACGTTCTATCGGTGGCTGAACGAGGACGCGGAGTTTTCGGACGCCGTGGGAAAAGCCGAAGCGGAAGCCGAGGCCGAAGCCGTCGCCGCGGTTCGCGGGAACTTCCACGCCGACCGCAACTCTCAGACCGCGTGGCAGTCTGCCGCGTGGTGGCTCGAACGCCGTCGCCCTGACGACTACAGGCAACAGAACGCGACGCAGTTGTCGGGCAACTTGCAAGTCGGTCTCTCCGAACTCATGCGCGAAGCGCGCAAGACGAAGAACGCCGCGCGCGACGCTGAGTCGCCGCCGCCGTCCTCCGAGGTCTAACGATGGCAACCACCTACGGCGATCATGTCGCGCTCGTCTCCGAGACCTTCACGGGGAACCTCACGAACGTTCTCACGCCTTCGAGCGGGAAGCGTCTCGTCATCACCGGGTGGTCGCTCACCTGCTCGGGGAACACCGCCGCTTGTCAGGCGACGATCGTCCTCGGGTCGAACTCGCACGCGGCGACGAAGTTCCCGATCGCGGGCACGGTCGCCGGATCGCCGCTCCTTCTCTGGACGGTGACGGGCATCCGCATCAACGGCGCGGCGAACGAGGTTCTCAAGATTAACGGCGGCGCGACGGGCGGCGTCCTCGACGGCATCATCTTCGTGTCGGAGATCTGATCCGATGGGCGGTGGAGTTGCGACGACCTCGGTCTACGGCGATCACGCGTGCCTCGAACAGATGACCTTCGAGGCCGACACGATCGTCGAGATCTACGCGCAGGAACACCCGCGCGCGCTCATCGTCTCCGGGTGGTCGCTGACCGTCTCCGACTCGTCGGCGGACGCGTGCCCGCTCGCTCTGTGCTACGCCGACGGGACGAAACTGTTCGGGACGGTGATCCCGATTCAGAAGACGACCGCAGGCGACTACGCGAAGCCGTGGACGATCACGAATCTACACCTCACGATCCCGGCGGGCGTCGGTCTCGGCGTCATCGGCGGCGCGTCAGGCGCGACCCTGAACGGCACGGTCTTCGTCTCCGAGGTTCTGACGTGAGCGGATACGCCGACGCGGTTCAACGCTGCCAAGCCCGCACCGTTCTCGATGCGGTCGCGCTCGACCCCGCGTTCTTCGCGCAGTCGGTTCTCGGGTGGACGCCGTGGTCGCGTCAGCGCGAGATCCTGCGTTCGGCGCGCGAACACCGTCGCACGCTCGTCATGTCGGGGCACGGCGTCGGGAAGACCCGAACCCTCGCCTCGCTCATCTGCGAGACGGTGACGACGGAGCCGGACTGCCGCGTCGTCTGTATGGCGTCGACGTATCGGCAAGTCCACGACGCGCTATGGGGCGAGGTTCAGAAACTACACCGCGAAGCGCGACTCCCTCTCGGCGGTCGCATGGGCGAGACTGACTGGACGGTCGCCGACGGTTCGCGCGCGTCCATCGTCGCCGTCGACGACCCGACCGCGCTTCAGGGCATTCACTCGCGACGCGTACTCGTGATCGTCGACGAGGCCGAGGGCGTAGACCCGAAGATGTGGGGCGCGATCGATTCGCTCCTTTCGTCGGGCGGCTCGTCGCTCGTCGTCGCGTTTAACCCGGTCACGCCGTCCGGCTACCTGTTCGACGCGCATCTGAACCCGCAACGGTGGAACGTGATTAAGGTCTCGTGCCTCGAACACCCCAACGTCGCGCAAGGCGAGGAGATCATCCCCGGCGCGGTGACGCGTGAGTGGGTCGAGGAAGTACGCGCGCGCGAAGGCGAGGACTCCTCGTTCTGGGCGTCGCGTGTCTGCGGTCAGTTCCCGGCGGCGGGTTCGGATTCGCTCGTGTCGGTCGCCGAACTCGAAGCGACGGAGAACGTCGCGACGGGTGTCCGCGAACCGCGTCGCATCGGTCTCGACGTCGCGCGCATGGGCGGGGACGCGAACGTCCTCGTCGTCCTCGACGAATCGCGCCGCCTCGTCGCCGTCGAATCGTGGCGCGGCGAAGATCTGATGCAGACCACGGGACGCCTGATCGACGCGATGCGCCGTCACGGCGTCGAAGGTAGGAACGTCTGCGTCGACTCGTGCGGGATCGGCGCGGGCGTCGTCGACCGACTCCGCGAACAGAACGTCCGCGTGACCGCTGTCGACTTCGGCGCGGGCGCGGTCGGCGACTGGCAGACGCTCCTCGGTCGCGAAGCCGCGTTCCCGAATCGCCGCTGCGAACTCCACGCCGCGCTCCGCTCGGTCGTGCGCGCGCGGCAGATCTCGATCCCGTCGAAGTTCCGCGAAGTGATCGCCGACCTCGCGTCGGTTCGTTACTGGTACGACTCGCGCGGTCGGTTCACGGTCGAGCCGAAGGACGCGATCCGCGCTCGGATCCGTCGCTCGCCTGACTTCGGCGACGCGCTTGTGATCGCGCTCGGCTCCGGCTTGGCGAGGAAGGTAGCGATCCTGTGAAGGGGAAGATCCTCAACGGGCGTCCGGCGTTCACGCGCGCGCGAACCGCGCAGGCGCGCACGAAGACCGTTCCCGGCACGGAGTGGTTCTGGCTCCCGCGTCGGCTCCTTCAGACCGAGGAAACGGTGTCGAACGCCTACGCCCAGAACGCATGGGCGCACGCGGCGATCAAACTCAAAGCGCGTATGTGCGCGAGCGTCCCGCTTGAGATCCTCACGGGATCTCGACGCGATCGCGACGGCGAACCCGTGCGCGGCGACGACACGCTTCGACGCCTCCTCGAATCGCCGTCTCCGCTCATGTCGGGGCACGAGTTCATCGAGGCGACGTCGATCTATCTCGACCTGAACGGCGAGTGCTTCTGGATCGGTTACGCGGCGGACGGCTCCCCGCTTCGACGCGGCGAGATTCCCGCCGAGATCCTGATCGTCCGACCCGACGGCATGGTTCCCGACATCGATCAACGGACGGGCATCGTCCTCGGGTGGCAGACGACGAACGCGAACGGCGAGGTGTTCCGCTTCACCGCCGAGCAGGTGGGGCATCCGAAAGAGTTCGACCCCGCGAACCCGTACCGAGGTCTTGCGCCGATCACGCCCGTCCTGCCGTCGTTCAACTACGAACTACGCGCGACGCAGTTCAACAACGCGCTCCTCGCCAACGGAGCCGACCCGGGCGGCATCATCTACTCAGATTCGCCGCTCACGCAGGACGAGGCGACGGGACTCCGCTCGCAGTGGGAAGACCGACATCGCGGCGCGATCAAGTCCGCGCGGCTCGCGATCCTCTCCGGCGGTCTGAAGTACGAGCCGATCGCGGTCACCGCGAAAGACATGGCATTCACCGAGGCCCTCGGTTGGGGCAAGTCGGAGATCCTCGCCGTCCTCGGCGTGACGAAGTTCGACCTCGGCGAAGTCGAGGAGACGAACCGCGCGTCGTCGCTCACCGCGAAGGCGAACACGTGGGAGAAGACCATCCTCCCGCGCCTGCGCCTGATCGAGTCGACCCTGTGGTCGTGGCTCCTCGAACCGCTTTCGGCGCGCATCGGTCGCGACGTATGGGCGGAGTTCGACGTCTCCGAGGTCGAGGCGTTACAGGCTCCGATGACGGAGAAGGCGCAGCAAGCGCAGATCCTCGTCGCCGCCGGATACTCGAAGGAAGCCGTGAACGTTCGCCTCGGTCTCGGCATCGAGGAGGAGCCGACCTTCGACGTCCCCGAACTCCCGACCGCCGGGACGCCCGACGTCTCGACGCCGACGCCCGCCGCGCCCGCGTCCGTTGCGGAGACCGCGATGAACGGCGCGCAGGTGACCTCGCTCGTTCAGATCGTCCAGTCCGTCGCGAACGGGGAACTCCCGGCGGAGTCCGCGATCGTGACGCTACAGATCGCCTTCCCGACGATCTCCGCCGAGGAAGCGCGCGCGCTCATCGAACCCGCCGCCCGCGCCGCTGCCGCGCGTCCTGCGGCGTCGGAACCCGTCGCGCCTCCCGCCGCACCCGTCGCCGCTTCGGTCGCGCAGAACCCCGCGCAGGGGGTCGCGCATAAGTCCGCGAATATGCGCGGCGTCCGCGTCGGCGATCGGTTCACCTCCGAGGGGAAGACGTTCCGCGTCGTGAAGGCGTGGAACGCGAAAAGCCGCGACGCGTCGAAGGTCGAGAAGATCCTGCGGGTCGCGATGCAGAAGGTGTTCCGGCAACTTCGCGCCGAGGAAGTCGCCGCCGTCGACGAGTTCTCGTCCGTCCTCGAACCCGCGCTCGCCGTGAATCAGACGCGCGAGGCGGAAGCCGACGCCGAGACCGCGACGAAGGCGAACGACACCGTGACGCTGACGACGGTGACCCAACGGCTTCAGCCGCAAGGCGTCGAGTTCTCGTGGCCTCCCGCGTTCCTCGACTGGGTGAAAACCGCGCCGGATCGGTGGGAGGCTCGCGCGCGCGAGATCCTCGGACAGATCGCGCCGGAGATCGCGGAAGCCGCGTTGAACGAAGTCCGTGTCGCGATCGGCGGTTTCTCGGTCGTGACCCCCGCCGATAAAGAGTGGATCGAGGAAGCCGGGAAGCGCACCGCCTCGATGATGCGCGTGACCCGCAAGGCGGCGACCCGCTTCAACCAGACGATCCTGACCCGCATCGGCACGGACGGCATCGGCTCCGTGACGGATCTCGCGAAGACCGTCGAGGCGACGATGGGACGCTTCATCGTGTCCGACGCGATGACGATCGCGCGCACCGAGACGGGGTTCATTCAGGAGCAGTTCAAGAACCGCGCCGCGAAGGAAGAAGGGTTCACCCACCACGAGTGGTCGGCGGCTTCCGACGCGCGTCCGTCCCATCAGGATCAGGGGAGCGTCCGCATCGGGGAGAAGTTCCCGAACGGTCTCCGGCATCCGTGCGAGATCGGCGCGCCTGCGGAAGAGGTGATCAACTGCCGCTGTACTGCCGTCCCGTTCGTCGCGCAGGAAGAACTCGGAACCGAGTCGGACATCGAGGAGATGAACCGTCTCATCGCGGCGGGGAAGATCTGATGCCGACCGACTTTCCGAAGGCGGGCGACGATCAGGAGGTGACGCTGCGGAACTCCGCGTACCCTCAGTTCGACTATGACTACGCGGTCGCGCTCCGAGACGAGTTCCCGGACATCTGGAACAACGGAGGCATGGAGCGCGGGACGACCGCGTTCACGAACTGGGGCAAGGCGCGCGACGGCGACATGACCGAAGCCGTCGTCGAGTGGATCAAAGAACGCGAGGCGTGGGCGGCTCGACACTTCGGAAACAATCGGCTCCCCGGCGTGATCGCTCAGATCAAGTGGGGAGTGATCGGAACCCTCGGGGAGGGTGGCATGAAGGAACTTGTGAACGAGGCGAAGGCGCGCGCGCGCAAAGGGAAGACGTTCACCGCGAAGGTGAAGGCGTCGACGTCGGGCGACGGTCTGTACACGTTCGTCGGTTCGACTCCTCGCGTCGATCGCGCAGGCGAGACGGTCGCCGCGTCGTGGGATCTCGAATCCTACAAGCGGAACCCCGTCGTTCTGTACCAACACCAACACGACGGACTCCCGATCGGTCGCGCGGAGGACGTGTTCCTCGACGGCGAACAGTTGATGTTCCGCGTTCGGTTCGTGCCGAAGGAGATCTACCCCTTCGCCGACACGATTCGGCAGATGTACGAGGCCGGGTTCATGAACGCCGTTAGCGTCGGCTTCCGTCCCCTCGACGTGAAGGGCGCGGACATCCGACACTCCGAACTCCTCGAACTGTCCGCCGTCGCGATCCCCGCGAACGCCGACGCGCTCCTCGAAGGAAAGTCCAACGTGCGTCCCGTGTATCGGGATGACGTCACCCCGCGCGACCTTGCCGAGGCCGACGCGGTCAAACTGAAGGCGTGGTTCACCACGACGAAGGAGGCAACCGTGAACGAGACGACGACCGAGAGCGTCGCGACGACCGAGGCTCCCGAAGCCGCCGTCGAAGCCGCGCTCGCCGAAGGCGTGGAAACTAAGTCCCTCGCCGAACTGAAGGATCTGATCGCGCAGGCGATGGAATCGCACCGCGCGGGCGAGATGGACGCCGCGTCCGCCGCGCTCGAAGCCGCCGCCGCTATGGTGGACGTTCTCATGTCGGAGGACGAAGGCGAAGGAACCGAGGTCGAGATCGAAGTGCCCGCGATGGACTCGATCGCCGAACCCGAAGAACAAAAGGACGCGAACGCTGACGCGCTCGCGACCCTGACGAAGCAAGTCGCCGATCTCGTCGCGCGTGTGGACGCGATGACGAAGCCGACGACGAAGGCCCACGACGAAGATCCGTTCGCCTCGCAGGAGGCCCTCGGACGCTTCATCGCGAAACAACTCGGAGGAGTCTAATCATGGGCATCTCGAAGACCGAAGCCCTCGCTAAGGCTATGCAAGCCGCACGCGAGGCCGGACGCGCCGAAGCACGCGCGGAACTGAACCGCGCTCGCCCGGTCGCTGCCGCTAACGCGAAGGCGGCGTCGGCGTTCTCGCTCGCGCGCGTCATCGCGTCGTTGGCGTCGAAGGATAAGTCGCTCGCGAAGGATGAATGGGAGATGTCCCGCGACGTCTGCCGCGAGTTCTACAACGCGAAGTCGCTCACGCTCGCGAACGACACGGCGGCGGGGTTCCTTGTTCCGCCCGACGTCATGCGCGACGCGCTCGTCCCGCTCCTGCGTTCGCCGCTCGTTCTCGACACGGCGGGCGTCTCCCGTATGTCGGGCCTGACCTACGCTCCCGTTCAGATGCCGCGCCAGTCGGCGGCGGCGACCGGGTACTGGGTCGGCGAAGCGGCGGCGGTGACCGAGTCCGATCAGGCGGTCGAGATGTTGTCGATGAACCCGCACAAGGCGGGCGCGGCGACGCGCATCTCGAACACGCTCATCCGTAAGACCCCGGCGGCGGCTGAAGAGTTCGTCCGTCGCGACCTCGCGGAAGTGATGCGCCGTCTCGTTGAAGCAGCGTTCTTCGAGGGTTCGGGCGTGAGCGGTCAGCCGCTCGGTCTGAAGAACATCAGCGGCATCAACACCGTCTCGTTCACGTCCTCGACGGACATCACGAAGTGGTCGAAGTTGCAGCAGATGGTGAAGGAGATCGAGATCGACAACGCGAATATCTCGAACCTCGTTTGGGTCATGCACCCGACGGATTACCAGATCCTCGCGGCGATCCAACTCCCGCAGGCGGCGACGACTCAAGGCTACCCGATCCTGTCGACCGGGAACGTCGTCGAGAAGCAGCCGCGCTCGCTGTACGGCTACCCGATCCTGACGACGACGAACATCACGTCGGGAACGATCTTCCTCTTCGACCCTGCGGACGTCGTGTTCGCCGACTGGGGGCCGATGGAACTGCGCGCGACCTCGGAGGGCGCGACGCTCGCACTCGCGGACATGACTCTCGTGACCGCGTTCCAAGAAGTCGACGTCGAGGCGTACCACGCCGTTAGCGTCTGTACGGGCACGTCCTTCGCGGCGTCCTGATCCGAAAGGAAAACAACATGGCTGGAAACGCAACTGGATACGTCGCCAAGTGTGGCGGCGCGCTCTCGAAGTCCAACGCGTACACGGCGTCGGGTGCCGTCAACGGCAACGGCGTCAACACCACGGGCTTCACTCATGCGACCGCGATCGTCGCGATCGGCACGGTCACGGGCGTCGGTTCGTCGACCCTCACCTTCAAGGTGCAGGAGTCGAACGACGACGGCTCGACCGACGCCTACGCCGACATCACGGGCGCGACCACGACCGCGCTCTCGATGGCCGACACGACCTACTCGAACGCGACCGTCGCGATCGTCGTGAACCTTCTCAGCGGCTCGCGTAAGAAGTGGCTCCGATTGGTGGCTACTCCTTCCGCGCACGCGGTGACGGCTCCGACCGCCGGGATGATCGCGCTCACCGAGGGCGACGCGTCGGTTCCTACGTCCTCGACGTATATCCGCGTGGTGGTCTGACAGGAGGCGACGGTGGATCTAACGACGACGACACGGGTCGCGAATCTCGTTAACGCGGGCGGCACGGCTCCTGCGTCGTTTAACACCACCGTCGCGATCCTCATCGCAACCGTCAGCGCGGCGGTCGAAAAGTACCTCGACCGAGGGATTCAGATCGCCGCGCGAACGGAGTACTTCGACGTCACGAATCAACAGCGGGTGTTCGCTCTCAAAGCGTACCCCGTGTCGGCGGTGTCGGGCGTCTGGTTCGACGAAGAGCAGGGGTGGGGGTCGGAGACGGAACTGGACTCCTCGGAGTATCGGTCGCCCGTTTACGATCCTCGCGGCTTACTCACGCTCGCGATTCCTCAGAACGTCTACATCACGCCCGGCGTCGACGTCGCCTATAGGTCGATGAAGATCACCTACACGGGCGGCATGGCGGCGGACACCGCGGGGTTCATCTCCGCGTTCCCCGACATCGCGGGAGCCGTCGACCATCAGGTCGCGTACCTGTGGCATCGTCGTAACGAACTCGGGATCGCGTCGGTCAGCGGCGACGCCGGATCGGTCTCGGTCGGCGCGGATTCGTGGTTGCCGTGGGTGAAGGTGATCCTCGAACAGTATCGGCGGCGCACCTGATGCAACTCTCCGCCGACATCGACCTGCGACCCGTCGCGGCGGTCATCCGCAAGTTCCCCGAGATCTCGAAGAAGGGGATCCGGCTCCCGCTCCTCGCGTGGGTCGGCGACGTCGGGCGCGCGCTCGCGAAACGCCTAAGCGGTCGCGACGGCAACGTCGGACTGAACCGACGAACCGGGAAGACGCTCGCCGGGAATCTCATCTACGGCGTACAGAACCCGCAGGCGACGAAGGAAGACTCGCCTCCGTCGGTCGGGTTCCAGACGTTCCTCGGCTTCATGGACGCGCACGCGGCGCGCATCGCCCGCGTCCACGAACTCGGAACCGTCGGCAAGGGCGGACGCCTTCCCGACATCACCCCGAAGCGGTTCGAGTTCCTGTGGATTCCCGTTACCTCGATGACGAAGCGTTACGACGCGCCGCTCCTCGAATGGGCGGACGCGAACGGATGGATCGCGAATCGGAAGAAGACGTCCTACAAGTCGCGGAACCGTATGGTGAAACGCGACGCCCGCTTCGGCGACGTCGTGAAGACGACGACCGCGAAGACGCGCGGCGGGCAGGAGTTCATCCTTCTGCGGAAGGCGTCGATCCCTCCGCGCCTCGGGTTCCAGAAGATCCACGCGGACGCGATCAAGAACGATCTCCCGAAGGTTCTCGCGGCGATCCCGGCGACGATCGCGAAACTCGTCGTCGAGGCGTCGAAGACAGGCGGTCTCCGATGATCGCGACCGTCACGCTCTCGAACGCCTCCGGCTCGTCGATCGCGGCGGGAACGACCGTCGACACGAACTCGCTGCCGTTTGATCATGCCTCGCTCGTGACGTCGCTCCAGTCGCGCGCGGACGGCTACGACCTGACGCTCACCGACCCGAACGGCAAGAATGTCCCGCTCGTCTCGCTCGCGAACGCGAACACGGCGACGGCGCGCCTACGGTTCAACCTGACGGCGACCCTCGCGAACGGAGGCACGGTCGTCTACACGCTCGCCCACGGGAACCTCGGCAAGCAGGTCTCCCCGTACACGGCGACGGCTTCCGGCGACGCGGCGGTCGGTATGGCGATCGCGTGGGCTTCGCCCGCGCTCCCCGTCCCGTCGTTCCCGCTCGACTTCGCGTTCCCGCGCATCGCTGACGAGTCGTCCTACCCCGAGGCGTTGAGCGTCCGCGTGAACTATCGGAACAACACCCCTCGCCGCCGCTACGCGCTCTCGTGGGCGTCGATCACCGCCGACGAGTGGTACGAGATCCGCGCGTTTCTGTACGGTCAGCGGGGCGGTTCCTATACCTTCACGGAGTCCTCGGCGACGTTCCTCGACTCGGGAACGTATGCCGTCGTCCCGAACACCGCGTCGTTCAACCAATCCTCCCGGCTCGGCTTCGCGGCGTCGTTCGAGGTCGAGGAGGTTCTTCCCTGATGCCGTCGCCGACCGCATATCGCGAAACGATCTACGCCGCGCTCGCCGCGCAACTCGCGACGATCGCGACCGTCGTCGCCGGGAAGACGTGGAACGGCACGGTGACACCGCAGGTCGAGCGCGTCGAGATGAACGCGCAGACCCTGCCGCGCTTCCCGCTGATCTACCTAGCGGGCAAGGACGAGACATACGAGCCGCGCGCGTCGGAGTCGACGTGGAATATCTACGTTCGCACGATGACGGTTCGCATCATCTACTTCGTGGAATCGTGGACGCCGGACACGACGATCTCCGGCGCGCTTTACGATCTCGAACTCGCGCTGAACAACCCGACGCTAGGTGGCGTCGTGGACGATCTGATCTTTCGGAGTAACCGTCCCCTGTATGACGAGCAGGGGCAACCGCTCTCGGGACTCGAACTTGTCGTCGATCTGAAGTATCGGACGGCGACGAACGATCCCGCGACAAGGAGGTGACCTATGGGCGAAGCGTTCATCAGTAAGCGGCGGCATCTCGGTCTCAAGATCGAGACGACCAAGGGAACGGCGGAGACACTTGTCGCGGGGGACTACGCGATCATCGCCTATGACATTCAGGCGACGACCCAGTTCGGACGGTTCGACCGGGACACGCAGAAGGCGTACCTATCGAAACTCCCCGGCATCGTCGGCACGACGGCGGCGCAGATCTCCTTCACCTGCGAGGTGAGGCACTCCGCGAACACGACGACCCTCGACGTCTGGGAACGCGCGCTTCAGGCGTGCGGCTTCGCGCTCTCGACCTCGACGCTCAAGCCGACGTCGAACGGCGACGAACAGAAGACGCTCACGATCGAAGTCGCGCTCGGCGCGTTCGGCACGGGAACCGACGAAGCCGTGATCTTTAAGGCGAAGGGATGCGCCGGGACGGTGACGTTCGAGGGTCGCGTCGGTCAACCGCTCCTCGCGCGATTCACGTTCACGGGCGTCTACAACGGCGTCGCGGACGGCACGCTACAGGTTCCGACGCAGGAGACGGGCATCCCGGGCATCTTCCAAGGCGTCAGCGCGACGTGGGGCGGAACGGCTCGCGTGCTGTCGACGATTAACCTCGACGTCGGAAACTCCGTCGTTCTGCGCGAGACGGTGAACGCGTCCTCGGGTCTCCTTCATGCGGTGATCACCGATCGCCGCCCGACGGGTTCTATCGACCCCGACCTCGAACTGGTCGCGACCGATGACTTCTACGGTCAACTCGCGGGCAACACGTCGAAGGCCCTCGCGTTCGCCGTGACGACGGGAGGCTCGACGCGCGTTCAGACGTTCACGCTCGGCGACTGCCGCGTGACGAACGTGAACGACGCGAACCGTAACGGGATTCAGGTCGCCGGGATCGACTTCGAGATCGTCGACACGTCCGACAGCACGACGCCGGACGGCGACATCACGATCGTCATCTCCTGATAGAATCACGCTATGGCAATCGCACTCGACCCGAACCGTTCACACCGCTACGTCCTGCGCGAGGACGCATCCCTCCCCGTCGAAGATCAGACCGTCTTCCTCCTGCGTTCGCTCACCGTCCGCGACGACGAGATGATTCAGAACAGCAAGATGGTCGCGTCCTCCGGCGGCGAGTTCCGACTTCAGCCGGGGACGGAGGATCTTATGACCCTTCGTCTTGGTCTGATCGGCGTCGAGAACTTCCGCGACGGCGCGGGGAAGATGGTTCACTTCGACGCAGACAAGGCCGGACGCGTGACCGACGCGTTCCTGTCTCGTCTCAAGAAGGAATGGCGGAGCGAGATCGCCGATCAGATTCGCACGCTGAACGCGCTCACGGTCGACGAAAAAAAAGCCTGACCGTCGCCGGATGCGCGGCGGCGGGCGGGTTCGAGCAGGACTGCCGAGTATGTCGAAAGATCCCGCAGACAATCCGCGACCGTTGGGGATGCGACGCCGACGCGCCGTCGCCGTTCGCATTTCTCGCGTGTCCCGAGTGTTCGGGCGGCGACGCGTCGTGTCCGATCTGTGGCGGGAACCCGCAGGGATTCGCGGTGACGCGATGTCCGAACCGAACGATCGGACGCTCGGAGGCTATGGTCGCCGAGTCTCGGCATCTTATGGAGGTCGGTATACTCCCGACGTCTGGCGGTCTGCTCGATCAGTCCCTGACGTGGTGGCGCGCGGTGAAGATTCTCGCGAGCGAGTATCACGCGACGACGGAACGCAAGCGGGAGCGGAAGGAGTGAACCGTGACTGAAGTGAACCTCGTCGTGAAGGTGGTCGACAAGGTATCGACCGAGACGGTTCGCATCGTTTCACGTTTCGCGGATCAGATGAAGCGCGCCGCTAGTGCCGTGAAGTCGGCGTTCCAGTTCGTCGACACTATCGGCAACGTGTTCGAGAAAGTCGGGAAGTCGCTCGGCAAACTGTTCGATATGTTGAAAGAAGCCGCGCCTGACGCGCGGGAGTTCGCGTTAGCACTTTCGGACATAGAACGCGCAAGCCTGACACGAACCGTCGAGGCGATGAACCGCCTCAAGGCGACGATGGAAGGTATGTTTCTGAAGGTCGTCGCGGAGTTCGGGCCGACGATCTCGCTCTATCTGGACTCGCTCACGACGTGGGTTCTAACGAATAAGGACGCGATCAAGAACTTCGTGGTCGGTCTCGTCGGATTCATCGGCGACATGATCGCCGCGATCGGGAAGATGTTCTTCGCGCTCGCGCGGCTTGTCTCCGACAAGTTGAGTCTAAACCTCGAAGACATCATCCCTGATCCTCCCGAAATCGCCGCGCGCGTGCAGGCGTTGAACGCGTTGAAGTTCGAGTTGGCGGACTTGCAGGAACAAGAGAAACGCGGACGCGCGGAACTTTTGAAAACAGCATTCAGTTATGGCGACGTTACTTCATTAGAACGCGAACGGTCGATCCGACTCGCGCGAATCGAAGGGATCGAGTCTCAGATCCGCGTGACCGAGGAACTAATCAAAACAAATCGCGAAGCGTTCTACAAAGATCCGTCGCAAGGTCTGCCGAAGTTGGAAGCGAACTTCGAGAACCTAGGACTAAAGGCTATCCCGCCGGAAGCCGAGGACGCGTCGAAGTCGTTCGACGCCCTCGCGGATTCGATCCTCCGATACGCCGAAGCGCGGGCGACGGCAGAACTCGACATCGAGGAACGGATCGACCGTCAGTGGGAGAAACTGATCGAGCAACTCGCCGACGAAGTAGACGCGCAGAAAAAGCAGGACGTCGAGATCCGCAAGATCCTGCGCGAGTTCTACGAGTGGGAGGACGATCAACGCGAGAAGGAAAAAGCCGCCGAGCGTCGATGGTGGGACGAATATATCGACGGGTGGATGCGCGTCCTCGACGAGGAGGAGCGAGCGAAACAGGAAAAGCGCGACCGCGAACTTGCGGCGCATCGCGAGTTGATCGAGAGAGAAGCGGCGGCAGATCGCGAGCGCATCCAAAAAGCCGTCGAGGAGGCGCAGAAACTACAGGGCGAGATCGACCGCCTATCAAGCGTCATCACCGATAACTTCATGGCGGCGTTCGACTCGATCATTCAGGGAACCGAGAGCGTCGGTCGCGCGTTCACGCGCATGGTCGGAAGTATCCTCGCCGACATCGGTCGCATGATGGCGGCGGAGGCGATGAAAAAGTTTATCTCTAGCGTCCTCGGTAGCCTGTTCAGCGGGCCGACCTATTCGACGCAGAGCGGCGGCGCGTTCGACGCGTTCGGCGGCGAGATCTCCCCGCTATATGACACGCTCCCCGGGCAGGCGTCCGGCGGCTTCGTTCCCGGGCGTAACGCGTTCATGGTCGGCGAGCGCGGGCCGGAACTCTTCGTTCCTCCGTCGTCGGGAAACATCATCACCGCCGCGCGGTCGGGCGGGAACTCCGTCAGCGGCGTAACGATCAACGTCAACGGCGCGCAAGATCCCGGGCGCACGGCGCGCGAAGTAAAAGCCGCGCTCATGTCGCTCATGTCGAGCGATCCGGCGGCGCGTCAGCGGCTCCGCGTCGTCGCGTCGGGAGGCGGCGTCGCGTGAGCCTGACGCTCATCTACGAGAACTTCCCCGGCACGACGGATCTCGCGTCGCCGTGGACGAACGTGAACGGCATCTGGACGTCTCGCGCGGTGATTAACTACACGGGCACGACGACGCTCCCGCCGACGCTCGCGTACACTTCCGGCGCGGCGATCCTCGCGAACATCACGACGGGGTTCTTCGGGTCGAGTCCATCGACCGCTCCGCCGCGACCGATGGGCAAGACCGTCCTCGCGACCTCGTGGTTCGGTCAACTGTCGGGCGACGCGTCGAACGACAAGATCGCCGAGATCTCCTGCGATCTCGTATGGCGCGGGCAGACGGATCAGTACACCTACAACCCCGGAAGCGGTTCGACGACGATCGCGAATAACTCGACCTTCCTCGGTCTCATCTTCGCGGGCACGTCGTCGGGTCTCGGCGGCTATGCCGTGCTCGTGACGCGCACGGGCGGCGCATCGCCGTCGACGACGGGTCGCCTCGTCAAGATCGACACGTCGTCGTCCTTCGCGTCGCCGACATTCTCCGACATCGGAGGCGCGGCGGTCACCTTGCCGAACGCGACGAACGACGAACGGTGGACGCTAAAAGCGCGCGTGACGTGGTTCGCTCCGACGTTCTCGATCGCCTCGATCCTCGCGACGTTCGTCGACGCGACGGGCACGAACCACGTTATCGGACTCCCGAGCGGTCAGAACTCCGCGACGTTCGGACTCAACACGGGACAGGGTTCGCTCGCGTCGTGGAGCGCAGGTCAGTTGTACGTCGGCTTCCTCGAACGAGACGGAACCTTCAGTCCCGGCATCTCGCAGTCCGCGACGGTTCGCGTCGCGTGCGCGAATCAGTTCGAGCGGCTCCGCGTCCGCGACGTCGGCCCGCTTGCGAACCTGACAACCTCGACGCCCGCCTACACGTTCGCGCCTTCGGTTACTTACTCGGCGGCGAGCGTCTCGACCGAGACGAACGCCTCGGCCTACTCGCTCACGGTGCAGCCGTCGTTCTCACAGGAGACCGTCGACCAATGGGCGGTCGCTGACTTCTACTCCGACTCCGGCGATCGCGTCGCGTTCCCGCTTCAGACGAAGCGGCGTCGGCGGTGGTCGTTCCGATGGTCGGCCCTCGACGATTCGGAGAAGGCGTCCCTCGCGACGCTGAACGCGAACGTGAAGGGTCGGTTTTCAACGTGGTCGTGGACTGATCCCGAGACGGCGGTCGCCGTGAACGTGCGATTCACGTCGGACATCGAGTTCGAGAAGATCGGCCCGACGGCGTGGAGCGCGGCGGCGAACGTGGAGGAGGTGCTGTGACCGAATCCATCCCGGCATCGTTCTACGTCGCGAAGAACGCGCGCCGCTCGATCTACCCTTACAACTGGTTGTTTCGCATCGACCGCGACGGGTCGTCGGCGTTCTACCTTGCGGGGTCGGAAGTCGCGATCGTTTACGGCGGGAACACCTACTCGCCCTTCCCGATCGGTGTCACGGGCCTCGATGTCGACGGCGAGTCGACGCTCCCGACGCCACAGGTCATCGTCTCGAACGTCACGCGCGAAGTCGCCGTCGAACTTGAGACGGGGAACGTGATCGACCGCACCTGTCAGATCTACCTTTACTCCGCGCAAGCCGGGACGGCGATCGACAAGGGATCTTGGCGCATCGTTCGCGTCGTCGCGAACCTACAGGCGGCGACGTTCTCGCTCGCCCAGTATGGTCTCCTCGACGTTCAGGTTCCCTCGATCCGTCAGGAGCGCGGACGCTGCCCATACGTCTACGGCGGCGACGAGTGTCTCTATCAGACCTCGCTCCCGAACCTGATCGCGGCGACGTCTCCGAACTTCGACCCGACGACGTGCGACCTCACGCTGAACGGCGCGAACGGATGCCGCGCGCACGGCTCGAACGAAGTCGCCAACGGGAAGCCGCGACTCCATCCCGACCGCTTCGGCGGCTTCCCCGGCATCCCGAAGGGGCCAGCGCGTGTCTGATCGCATCATCCCGCCGCAGGTGTACGACGACCTCCTCGGTAAACCGTGGCGCGAGACGTCGTGCTACGCGCTTGCCGTCGAGGTGTACAACCGCCTCGGCCTTCCGATCGAGCGCGACCCCGCTCGTCTTCTTGCGGCGGCGGCTTGGTCTCCCGTTGAATGGAGCGACCTACGCGCGGGGGATCTGATCCTATGCGCGGAGAAGACCCCGGGCGTCGTCGATCACGTCGCCGTGTATATCGGCGATCGTCGGATCCTTCACTCGCACGAGACGCACGGTGTCATCGTCTCGCGGCTCGGCGCGTACGAGCGCGCGGGGTTCGTGACGCGCGCCGTCCGTCCGAAGTCTCCCGACGCGCTCGGCGTCGAACGCTCGCGCGACGGCGTGACGGTCGTCTCGGTTCCTGACGCGTTCAACCCCGGGGAGCGCACGGTCGCCGTCGTCGCGCTCGGCGAAGGATCGACGGTCGCGGACTACGCGCCTGCGTGGGCGAACCTTGCGATCGGAGCCGAGGGCCGGATCGAGGACTGGTCGCGCCCCGTCGAGGTCGGCGAGGCGGTCGCGTTCACGCGCGCGCCCGAGATCGCGGCGGCGGCACTCAACGCGTTCCTAGAAGGCGTGTTCATCGGGTTCGGCCTTATGCTCGCGGGTAACGCGCTCACGTCGGTACTGATGCCCGGATCGCCTCCCGAGGAACAGGCGACACCGACGTGGAATCTCGCAGGACTTCGGAACACGGCGGTCGTCGGCATCGCTCAACCCGTCGTCTACGGTTCCCACCGCGTCGGCGGGAACATCATCTCGGCGTTCCAGAAGATCGACGCCGAAGGGCGCGCCGTTCTGTGGATGTTGGTCTTCATGTCGCGCGGGCCGATTCAGTCGATCGGAGGAATAACCGAGGCGACCGACGGACTGACGGGGAACGCGATCCCCGACGGGATTCAGATCGACGGGAACCCCGCGTCGTCCTACGATGCCGAAGTGTCGATCCGTCTCGGCGACCGAACGCAGGACGCGATCGACGGCTTCCGCGACAACACGACGGCGATCGGGTACGACGTGCTCCTCGACGACGGCGCGCCGTTCGTCCACGTCACGTCGCAGGCGATCGACGCGGCGGACGTGCAGATCTCCTTTCCGTCCGGCTTGTACGATCTCGACAACGGCGTGCCGACTTACTGGTTCGCCGACTTCCGCTATCGCTACCGTCAGCAAGGCTCGACGACGTGGAGCGCGTATAGCGCGACGATTCGGTTCGACGCGTCGCGCATCTCGCCGACCCTCCGGCAGTTCACGATCAACCTACCCTCGACGGCGGTCTACGAGATCGAGGTCGAGCGGACTACGGCGTGGCCCGAAGCAAACAGCGACCGCGAGTCGAAGTCCGTTCTCATCGCGGTCAACGAGATCACGCGCGACTCGCTCTCGTATCCGTCGAAGGCTCTTCTCGGCGTGAAGATCCTCGGCACGGATCAGGTCTCGGGATCGCTCCCGACGATCACCGCCGACGTCGAAGGTCGGAAGGTATGGGTGTGGGACGGCGTGTCGGAAACGTCGCCGAACTTCGGGTCGGCTCCCGTCTACACGACGAATCCGGCTTGGAACCTTCTCGACCTACTCCTCTCGCAGGAGTACGGCATGGGTCGCGGCGGGCGTCTCACGCTCGACAACATCGACCTAGGATCGTTCGACGACTGGGCAGATTATTGCGACGAGGTTCCCGAGGTCGGAGCGGGCAAGCGCGCCGAACTCGGTCTCGTCGTCGACGAGGTGCAATCCGGCTGGGAACTCGTCGCGGGCGTCGCGCGTTCGTCGTTCGCGCGCGCGATGATTATCGGAAACCGCGTGACGATGATCCCCGACCGCGCGTCGTCGACGGTCGGCGTGTTCTCCGTCGGGAACATGGCGGACTTCAACGTCGAGTGGCTCGGGAAACTCGACCGCGTGAACGCCGTCGAGGTGCAGTTCCTGAACGCCGAGACCGGGTACGAGGCTGACTGGCAAAAGCGATACGACGCGACCGAGATCTTCACGAACGGGAACCCCGTCGTGAAGCGTTCGTTCCAAGGCGTCGGCGTAACGCGCGCGGTTCAGGCGGCGCGACTCGCGCAGCGCGACCTTAACCGCGCGGAACTTCTTCGCCGGAGAATCGAGTGGACGGCGGGCGTCGAGTCCCTCCATCTCCTCCCGATGGACGTCGTGCGCGTGCAGCACGACGCGACCGGACGCGGCGTCGGCGGTCGGATTAAGGCGTCGACCTCGACGACCGTAAAGGTTAACGCGAAGGTATCCGCGATCCCGGCGGGCGCAGTTATCACCGTCCGCACCTATTCGAGCGCGCTCGGCTATGACATCGTGCAGGAGCGCACGGTGACGGCGACCGACGGCACGGACGAGTCGACGCTGACCGTCTCCGTCGCGTGGACGGTGAACCCCGCCGTCGGCGACCCGTTCGCCTTCGGATCCGACGGCACGGCGTACCCGTGGCCGAAGTTGTTTCAGATCGACTCGATCTCTCTAACGCCCGACCTGAAGCGTCGGATCACGGCGACCGAGTACAACGTCGGCGTATACGCGGACGACCCCGGCGAGATCGAATCCTTCACGGACACGATGCCCGACCCGCGAGCGTTCCCGGCGCGAATCTCGCGCGGAGCCGTTCGCGAGGTCGGACTCGTCACTTGCGACGACGGGTGCGCGCGCGTACGCCTGCGCGTCGAGTGGGACACCGAGTCGAAGTGGCAACGCGGCGACGTCTGGTACGCGTTCGCCGATCAGACGAACGCACCCGACTACGGGTGGCAGTACGTCGGACGCGCGGATGAGACGATCACCTTCGACGTCGCTCCGTCGACCGCCTACGTCGTGTCCGTCGCGCCCGTGAGCGCGTCAGGGACGCGACGCCGAGCCGATCAGGGAACATACTTCTATGCGTTCCCGACGGGCCGAGAAGCGGCTCCTGCGGCTCCCGGCGGGGTCGCGGCGGCGACCGCCGACCTAGACCTGACGGTCGAGGCGACGCCCCCGGCGAACCTTGCCGACGTCGCCGGGTACGAGTTCCGATATAGCGCGACCTCCTCGGGATCGTGGGCGGCGTCCGCGCTCCTCGCGCGCTCGACGTCCCCGAGGTGGACGGGCGTCTCGCCGAGCGTCGGCGCGTTCAAGGTCTACGCGCGAACGGTGTCGGCGGCGGGCGTCTACTCGACGACCGAGGCGACCGCGACGGTGACTCCCGTCGTCGCGCCGTCGACGTACAAACTCGTCGAGACGGTCACGGATTCGGTGACGTTCCCCGGCACGAAGACCGACACGGTCGTCTCCGGCGGCGCGCTCGTCCTCGACACGGGCGACCTATCGGGAACCTACGTCTCGTCGGATCTCACGGACACGGCGACGCGCGCGGTCTGGGATGTCGTCGCGTCCCTTCAGGCCGTGGACGCCTACTGGTCGGAGGCGTGTACCCGATGGGCGGACGCGTCGCGAACGTGGGCGACGTATCTCCTCGACGGCTCCGAGGCGTTCTCGTCGGCGACGTGGGAGCAAGCGGGGTTCCCGTTCGACGGTCTAATCTCGAACGTGTTCACGTTCTCGGGATGGCCGGATGTCGTCGCCGATCTGACGCCGACGATCGAGCAACGATTCAACGGTGGCGCGTGGTCGCGCTACGTCCCGTCGGAGGTCTCGGGATTCACGGCGGCGACGACGCGCGTCACTCTGCGGCGTCCGCATACGCGCTATGTCCCGCAGGTGACCGCGATCGTCGGGCGTTCCTATGACTTCCCCGGCGTCTACTACGGTTCTTTTTTTGACAACTCCGACCAAGCGGCGGGCGCGGCTAACACCGCCTATGCGCTTGAGTTCAACACGACCTCCGAGGCGAACGGCGTCTCGATCGCGAACGATGGAAGCGGGAACCCGACGCGGATCACGTTCACCTACGCGGGAACGTACAACGTGCAGTTTTCGGCGCAGTTCGCGCATAGCGGCGGGAGCGACGCCGACGTCGACCTGTGGCTCGCGAGGAACGGGACGAACGTCGACGACTCGAACTCGAAGTTCACGATCAAAGGCGGGCACGAATCCGTCCAGTCGTGGAACTTCATTCAGACGGTCGACGCGAGCGACTACCTTGAGTTGAAGTGGAGCAGCACGGATACGGGCGTATCGGTCGAGGCGTTCGCGACCGGGACGACGCCGACACGTCCGGCGGTTCCCTCGACGATCCTGACCGTGACGCCCGTCCAGTCTGCGGGCGTCGGCGGCTCCGGCGGTGGCGGCGGCGGCGGTGCGCCGACCGACGCGTCCTACGTCACGCTCGGCACGAACGCGACACTCACCAACGAGCGCGTCCTGACGGCGGGTTCGGGTATCACCCTGACCGACGGCGGCGCAGGCGGCGCGCTTACGATCGCGGCTAGCGGGTTCGCTCCCTCAACGGTTCCGTATCTCACGGTGGGGAACACCACCGACCTCAGCGCGGAGCGCGCGATCGCCGTCGCCGACGGTCTGACCTACTCCGACGGCGGCGCGAACTCCTCGTACACGATCTCGGGGATCGACCTTGTAACGACATCGCCCGCGAGCGGCGCGCGGAACGTCATCAAGCCGAGCGCGTCCGGCTACGCGGGCCTGACGATCCAAGCCGTCACGAACACCGACTCGCTCTTCGAGGTTCAGAACGCCTCCGGCGGCGCGACGATGCTCGTCTACGGAACGGGGGACGTCACCATCAAGGGGACGCTCTCGATGGACACGGGGGCGATCCAGTCCGTCCTCGACCCCGTGAACGCGCAGGACGCAGCGACGAAGAACTACACCGACGGCAAGGTCGCGAAGTCGACGGTGACGGCGAAGGGCGACCTACTCGTCGGCACGGCTTCGGCGACGGTCGCGCGCCTCGGGGTCGGGACGAACGATTACGTCCTGACGGCGGACAGCACGACCGCCGAGGGCGTCGCGTGGAAGCCCGCGTCCGGCGGTGGCGGTTCGGCCTCACTTCCTGATATCCTGAAGGCGGTCAACATCGGCCTATGATCACGCTATCCGCAACCACCCAAACGCTCGAAGCCGTCCTCTCGTCATCGGTCGCGACGACGCAACCGACGGCGGTCGTCTCGTATGCCGAGCATACGTCGACGACGTTCACCGCGAAGGTTCAGCACGTCGCGTTAAACGGCACGACGGCGGTCACGATTCTGTCCGCGCCCGCGTCGTCGACGGAGTTCGTCGTTCGCGGCATCGAGATCTACAACGCGGACACCGCGTCCGTCACGCTGACGGTTCGTCTCGTTGATTCGAGCGGGAGCGCGACGCGCGTTCTCGTGAAGACGACGCTTCTGACGGGATCGACCGCCGCGTATGCCGACGACGGGTGGTACGTCCTCAACAACGGAAGCCGACAGACATCTGGCGACGTCGGCCCGCAAGGCCCGCAAGGTGCGACGGGAGCAACAGGGCCACAAGGCGCAACAGGCGCGACAGGGCCACAGGGCGCGACGGGCGCGCAAGGTGCAACGGGCGCACAGGGGCCGCAGGGGCCGCAAGGCGACGTCGGCCCACAAGGCCCGCAAGGGACTAAAGGCGACACGGGAGCGACTGGCCCACAAGGGCCACAAGGCGCAACAGGGGCGACAGGCCCGCAAGGCCCGCAAGGTGACGCAGGCCCGCAAGGCCCGCAAGGCGCGAAGGGTGACACCGGGGCAACAGGCCCGCAGGGTGCGACCGGGGCGCAAGGGCCGCAAGGGCCGGAGGGCGGCACGACGACCCTCACCACGAAGGGCGACCTCCTCACGCGCGACGCGTCCGCGCTCGCGCGACTACCTGTCGGAACGAACGGCTACGTCCTCACCGCTGACTCCGCCGAGACGGTCGGCATAAAGTGGGCGGCGTCGACGGGCGGCGCACCGACGGGAGCGTCTTACGTCACGCTCTCGACGGATGCGACGCTCACCTCGGAACGCGTTCTAACGGCGGGTTCGGGCATCTCGATCACGGACGCGGGAGCCGGATCGACGGTGACCGTCGCGGCTTCTGGTCTCGCCACGAACACTCCGCAGTTCGTCACGCTCGCCGCCTCCGCCGACCTCACGAACGAGCGCGTCCTGACGGCGGGCACGGGCATCGCGATCGTCGACAGCGGCGCAGGCGCGGCGGTCACCATCTCGACGAGTGGCGTCGCGACCAACACTCCACAGTTCGTCACGCTCGCCGCGACTGCGGATCTAACGAATGAGCGAGTCCTAACCGCCGGAAGCGGCATCAGTCTTACGGACGGCGGCGCAGGTAACGCGGTGACGATCGCCGCGTCGGGACTTGCGACGAACACTCCGCAGTTCGTGACACTTGCGGCGACCGCCGACCTCACGAACGAACGCGTCCTGACCGCCGGGACAGGTATCACCCTGACCGACGGTGGAGCGGGCGCGGCGGTTACGATCGCGACCTCGGTCGATCCGGCTCCGAAGGCGGCGACGTATGTCACGCTCTCGACGGACGCGACCCTAACGAACGAGCGCGTGTTAACCGCAGGGACAGGGATCACGATCACCGACGGCGGCGCGGGCGGGAACGTCACGGTCGCCGCCTCGGGACTCGCGACGAACACGCCGCAGTTCCTGACGCTCGCGGCGTCGGCGGATCTGACGAACGAGCGCGTGTTCACGGCAGGCACGGCGATCTCCGTCACGGACGGAGGCGCGGGGTCGACGTACACCGTCGCCGTGAACGAAGGCGCGATCACACATAACAACCTCGCCGGACTTACGACGGGCGACCCTCATACGCAATACGTTCTCGAGTCGACGTTGACCGCGAAGGGCGACCTCCTCGCGCGCGATGCGACGAACGTCGCGCGGCTCCCGGTCGGCACGGACGGGTACTACCTGAAGGCCGACTCGGGACAGACGACGGGCCTCGTATGGGCGGCGGCGACGTTCACCTCACCGCTGACGACGAAGGGCGACATCTTCACGCGAACGTCGTCGGCGGACACGCGCCTACCGATCGGCACGGACGGGTATATCCTGTCGGCGGACTCAGCGGAGACGACGGGTCTCAAGTGGATCGCAAACAGCGGAGGCGGCGGCGCGTCTGCGCCTGACTTCCTTCTATTCATGGCAGGGATTATCTAATGGCAACATCGGCACAATATGCGGTCGCACCGACGGTCGAGATCTCGCAGGTCTCGACAGCGAACACGAACCGCGACGGATCGGGAACGACCGTCGAAGTCTGCGCGGGGCCGTCGACGGCACAGGGCACGGGAGTCGGAAAACTCATCCGTGAGGTGATCGTCACGGCAACAGGAACCACGACCGCGGGCATGATCCGCTTCTTCTTGTCGACCGATGGCGGCACGACGAAGCGCATGATCACCGAGGTGCCCGTGCAAGCCTTGACCCCGGGAGCCAACGCGGCAACTTGGTCGATGATGGTTCCCGTGCTTCACGGACTCATTCTTCAGGGGCAGGTTTCCTCGCAGTCGTGCAAACTCTACGCCTCGACCGAGAAGGCCGAGACGTTCAACATTCACGTCTTCGGCGGCACGCTGTGAACGACGGCATCTTCGACGGAGTAGGACGAGGAACGCGCGGATACCTTCGCCCGTGCCAATGGGTAGTCCATGAAACGACGCAGCAGAATATCCCGTTCATGGTCGACGCGAAGTTCGTCTCGTTTATCTGTATCTCGGCGGGCGGCGGAGGTGGATCGGGTCGCCTCGGGAGTTCGACCGCCGCGAGCGGTGGCGGCGGCGGTTCGGGTTCCGCCGTTGAGTTCCGCGCGCGCGTTCCTGTTTCTATCTTCGCCCGTTACGGCATCAACAGATACTTCGTCACCATCGGAGCGGGTGGAACAGGTGGAGCGGGACAGACTACAGACAACACCAACGGCAACAACGGAACGTCAGGAGGCACGACGCAGGTCTTCTTTCAGGACGTTTCATATGGAATGCCCGGCGGGGGCGCTGCGGCTTATCGACTAAACCCGGCTCCCGGGAACTCAGGTAGCGGCGGAACAACTACGACGGGAGCGAACGGCGCGGCGCAGACGATCACCTACGGGGGTTTTCCCGGGCAGCAAGGCGGGCAGGGACGCAACGCCGACGCAAGCGTCTACCCAACGACTCAAAGCCTCTTTCCGGCGAACTGGGGTTCTATGGGCGGCGCGGGGGGAACGGGCAAAGGATTCGCGGGTGCGGCAACGACACCCCTCCCGTTCTCTGTTGTCGGATGGAACAGCGGTTCGGTGGGGTTTACAGCGGGCGTTTGGGGAACATCGGGGAGCAACGCGGAGATGGATAGTCGCTTCATCTTCAACGAACTGTTTTCGCTTCCATACTTTCCGTCCGACTTCTCGTCTCTTCTTCGCGCGGGGCCGGGCGGCGGCGGCGGACAAGGCGGCGACAGCGCGAACACCGTAGCGGGCGGCAACGGTGGGAATGGTTTCCGTGGCAGCGGCGGCGGTGGCGGCGGCGGTTCAGGCGTTTCTCCAAGCGGAGCGGGCGGAGCAGGTGGGAACGGTGTCGTGATCGTCTGTTGGGAGTACCAATGAACAATCGATGGGCACTTGTGAACACGACGACGCTCGTCGTCGATAACGTGATCGTGTGGGGCGGCGGCGAGTCCCTGTGGCCCGATATGCTCACGATTCAACTCGACCCCGATGAGCGGTGCGCGCCCGGGTGGACGTACGATCCGAATAACACCCCGAGGTTCGTCGAACCTCTGGAGACCTAATCATGTCGCAGACCTTTACCACGATCGCGTCGACCGACACGCTCACCGCGTCGCGGTCGCTCATCAACGACAACTTTTCTGCGTGCCGTTCGTCCTTCTCGGGAACGTCTGCGCCTTCGACGCCGACACCCGTCGAGGGGCAACTGTTCGCGAAGACCGACACGAACGTCCTCCAGATCTACACGGGTTCCGCGTGGGTGACGGTCGTCCCCGACTACACGGTCGCGGGCGGCGGTCTCATCGCGGCGACAGGCGGCACGATGTCCGGCGCACTCGCTATGGGGTCGAACGCGATCACGGGCCTCGCGAACGGATCGGCGTCGACCGACGCCGTGAACAAGGGTCAGGTCGACGGGCGGCTCCTCGCGGCTCCTGTCGTCGTCACGATCTCCGGCACGGCGAACTCCCTCCTGTGGATCGCGCCCGCCGCTTGCACGATCTCCGACGTCCTCCTCGTCTCGTCGGTCGCGACGACGGGATCGAGCGGCTCGAACGCGTGGTCGTTCAACGTTCGCAACGTCACGCAGTCGGAGAACCTCCGATCGGCGTCGAAGTCGACGAACGGAGCCGAGATCGGAGCCGAGGTCGCCTACGCGCTCGCGCTCGATCAGAACCTGACCGGGATCGCGCAGAACGACGTCCTCCGCCTCGACGTGACGCAGACCGGGTCTCCGACCTCGCTCTCGTCCGCGCGGGTCGTCGCCGTCATTCGCTACTCGGTCACCACCTAAGACAAGGGCGCGACGCTACGAGACGACATCTCCTGTTCCATGTTCTCCTGATCCATCCGATCTTTTCCCCGTCGCGCCTCATACAAGGAACCGCACCATGTCCGAAACGAACGACGTAGAACTCGCCGTCCTGACGACGCGGTTCGACCAACTGCGCGCGGATCACCTCGCGCTTCAGAAGTGCATCGCGCAACTGTCCCAATCGGTCGCGCAACTCGAACGCACGGTCGCGGCACAGTCGCCGCTCACCGCGATGTTCGAGCGATTCGTGATCGCGCTCGTCACGGGCGCGGTTACCTACTTCATCACGAAGGAGATCCGATGAGCGTCGAACTACAAGACGTCCTCCTCTCGCTCGTTATCGCCATCCTCGGCATCGCCGCGCGATGGATCGCGAAGCGCGTCGAGATGTCCGACACGAAAGCCGAGGCGATCGAGGCGATCCTGCTCGCCGTGAACTCCGTTCGACAGACCTACGTCGACGACCTGAAAGCGGCGGCGCAGGACGGCACGCTGACCGACGCGGAGAAGGCGGAAGCCCGTCGACGCGCCGGAGCGATCGCGCTCCAACTTGTCGGCCCGAAGGCGGCAGAACTGATCAAGTCGTGGGGCGAGGAGAAACTCCGAGCGTATATCGAAGCGATGGTCGCGAAGCGATGACCGCTCTTCTCGCGTTCCTCTCGCAACTGATCGCCGACGTCCTCGGGGTCGCCCTCCGAACGCCGCGCGAAACGGGTCGCGTCACCTATGGGAACCTCGAACAGAAGCCGACCGACGTCGAGCGCGTCATCGCGCGCGCTCGTCGCTCTGGTCTCCTTGGCGTGTTGGTGGTCGTTCTTGGTGGTTGCGCGACTCGCGAGGTGGTGGTCGCGACGATGCACCCCGTAGACGATCAGACGAAGGGGTTCCCGCGCGTGGCACAGGCGGAGGTTCGCGTGATCCTCGACGGCACGGACACGCTCGGCGTCGTCTCCCCGGCGGGCGGGTACTTCCTGATCCACGAAGCCGACCTACGCGCTCTCCTGAAACGGTGACCCGTGCAGACGCTCGCGCTCGTCGCGCCGTGGGAGTTCCGAGTGTCGAAGCGTTACAGGCCGAGCGAACGCGACGAGTATCTCCGCATCCGGCGAACGCGCGGACACGACGCGGCGGAGACGTGGCGGATGTCGTTCGCGTGCCTCAAGCCGCAAGGTCTCGAAGGGTTCGTCCTCCCGGTCGCCGACTGGCCAACGGTGCGGCGAAGGTTCGGCAAGTACGCCGAGAGGTTCGAGGATCTGACCGAACTCGAACAGTTCGTCGTTATGGGCGTCCTGTCGGAGCGCGTCGAACGCGAGCGGAAAAAGGCGCGCGTCCGACCCTTGCGGCATCGGACGCGCTAGACGGAGCGGCGCGGGCGGTCGCCGCGTCTACGTCTTAGGGTTCGTGAGGGGGTTCATCTCGGCCTCGACGGCTTCGATGCGACGTCCGATGTGCCGCATACAGTTGACCGCCATGCTGTTACCAATCGCGCCGACGCGCATCGCCTTGGTAGGCGGCTTGCCGTCGTGCATGACGTTCGTCCAGTTGTCGGGGAAGCCCTGCGCGCGTTCAAGTTCAACCATAGAAGGATAGCGGATATGCTCTCCGTTGACGATGATCGCGTGTTGGATTGCTGTTTTTTGTAGGGTCGGGAACGTCGTTCCGTGCCACTGGCCGGAGAAGTTATCTAGGCGAAAACACTCTACAGTTTGCACAGGAGCAGACGCTTCGCGTCCTCTGGCCACTTCTCCCATTCCCGCGGAACTGTTCTTTTTTTCATTCCTCGAAGTCGTGTTTGCGTGATCAAGCAACACTCGCTCTGCGGCGTTATCTCGTCCACGATATCCAACAACGAACACTCGCCGCCGTTTCTGTGGGAGTCCTCGTGGGTATCCATCGACTCGTGTATACCGAGCGTCCAGTACCCTGTAGGCGAACTGGTACCCGCGTTCAACCAGACCCCCGAGGAAGGAACCAAAGTCCCGTCCTCGTCCTGAGTGCAGGACACCCACGACGTTTTCCCATACGATCCAACGTGGCCGGAGTTGGGCAACAATGTCCAGATAGGTGAGCATAAGTCGGCCTCGTGGGTCGTCGAGTCCTGCTCGTTTTCCCGAGGAGGAGAAGGACTGACAAGGTGATCCTCCGACCAGAAGATCAACTGTTCCGGGGTCGATGTTCCATGATTCATGTCGGGTGATGTCTCCGAAGTTGGGAACCTGTGGGAAGTGATGCGCGAGAACCGAACACGGGAAGGGGTCGATCTCCGAGAAGCCGATCGCCTCCCAACCAAGCGGCTTCCACGCGACGGAAGCCGCTTCGATGCCCGAGAAGACGCTGAGGAACTTCATCAGAACGGCTCATCCACGCCCGGCTCCGGGCGTCGTTTAGCGGGGTTCCGATTCGCGCGGGACTTCGGCTCCGACTTCGCGCCGAGTGGCGGCGGAGGGAGCGCGCCCGCTGTTCGGAGCGCGGTCACCCGCGCCTCGGCGGTCGCGAGGAACTCGGACGTCGCCCACCTGATTAGGTGCGCCTGCGACACGCCGAGCGCGAATGCGGTCTCGGCGACCTTGCGGGCGAGCGATTCGTCGGCGACCGCGTAGAGGTGGAACCTAGTCTTCATGGGAACCTCCCGCGCGGCGCAGCACGGCAAGCGCGCGCTCGATCTCGACGTCGCAGAACCCGGCGATGAAAAGCCGCTTCTCGATGACGGCGACCGCTTCGGCGATCTCCTTCCGCGACACGCGCTCGCGAGGTTCGCGCAACGTCACGGGCAACGTCGCCGCGATCTCGGCGACCATATACACTTCTGACCTCCCGCGACGATCCGACGTCCTGACGATCCTCCCCGCCTTGTGAAGGTTCGAGAGCGCGCCGGACGCGCTCCCGTGGTGAATCCCCAAGTGTTCGCCGACCTCCGCCCATGTCGCGCCCCGATCGGCACGTTCCCACAGGTACGCGAGGACTTCGGCCTGCCGCTTCGCAAGCGTGCCGTCGTCGGCTTCGCGCTCGGCGCGTTCCTTCGACGTCTCGCTCCCCGAGTGACCGCCCGTCCCGTTGTAGGGGAGGGCGGCACCGTACAGACCCGCGATGAGGTTCACGACTTCTTTCATGTCTTCGTTCATGACTTGTCTCCTCGGAGTCTGCGGATCTCGGCGGCGGCGGCTTCGAGCGTCGCCGCAACGTCGTCGTGTTCAGGTGTCCAGTCCATGACGTAGGCGCGCTTCATCTGCGACAGCGAGTTCGGGAACTCGAACTTCACCATAGCGTTCACGCGATCCCCGGGCGCGACCGTCACGAGAAGTGACGGCGCGATCTCCGAGGACTTGAAGGTCTTCTCACTTGGCATCGGTCGGCTCCTTCTCGACGTTATCCGCCGGGACTTCGAGGACATCGGCAGCGGCGGCGATCGCCGCGTCGGACGCGTCGCCGTCGTTCCCGGCGGCTTCGGCGATCATCGCGTCGGCGAGTTCCGGCGACAGCGGGAGCCACTTCGCGAGGCGACGCAGGACGGTCTTACGGAACATCTCCTCGGTGTCCGTGACCCAAGGCCCCGACCCGCTCGCCTTCGAGCGACGGCGGATCGCCTCCAACTGACCGCGCGTCATGACCTCGAACTGACGACCACCGCCGACGAGTTCCGCGACCGCGTAGGCGGCGGTCACGTCGCCGCGATCGTCGACCCCGAACGCCGGGACGTGGACGATCGACGGCTCGGTTCCAAGCGTCACCTCGAACCTATCGGCGGCATGAACGACCTGCGCCTGAAGGGACACGATCTCCTTCGACCGACGCGCGAGGTCGATCAGACCTCGGTATCCGATGACGAGCGTCACCTTGCCGCCGTAGGGAACAAGGTACGCGGATCCGAGCGTCCCCGAACAGTCGAGGCCGAGTTGCGCCGCCTGCTGCGCGGCAAGAAACACGGACGCCTTGTCCGCGTTCAGGAGCGCGGGCGAGCGCGCCGCCGCGAGGATGATCGAGCGGGCGAACCGCTCGACCGAAACGTGCTTCGGAAGGATCGCACCCCACGACGCCTTCCGCGCGTCAACTGCCAACTTGAATCCCTCGATGGGTGCCATCTGCTTCGTAGTGGTCATGACTTCTCCTTGAACAGGAAGCGGCGGGATGCCGCTCCGATCTTCGTGTTCTGTTCGATCAACTCACGCGAGGCGTTCGCCGCCTTAGCGACCGCTTCCCAATCCGTGCGTGCGCTAGCCTTCGCAAACTTCCAAGTGGCGCGAAACGTCTCGCCCTCTATTCCGTCGGCGTCGGCGATGACGGACTGCAGCGTCGCCTTCAGAGCGTCGGCTTCCGCCTCCGCTTCAGCGAGGCGCGTCGTCACGGCGGCATACTTCGCCGCGATCTCCTCGAGGCTCGGCGTCGCCTTCAGCATCACGCCGGAGGACGAACCCCACCGCGTCTTGAGCAGGTCGAGGTCGCCGCCCGTGACGTCAGGGGGAACGTCGCGCACAACGTGCGCGTCCCACCACGCGGCGAGAGTTTCGAGCAGTTGCGTTTCCGCAACACCATCACGATGAATCGTGTACCGCTTGACGTCGCCGCCCGCAAACAGGGCGAAGTCGCAGATGTCGAGGCCCGTTAGGGCCATGTAGATCACGCCTTGGACGTTGTAGTGAGCGGGGACGTCGGACGTCCCGGGTTCGCCCCACGCGGCGACGCTGCGCGGCGTCCATGCGGTCTTCACTTCGACGACGCGCGACACGTTGTCGGAGTCTGTCGCGATGCGGTCGGGCGTCCCCGAGATCACCGCGAACTGGTGATGGGTGAGGGTCACGGCGGGATCGCGCACGCGGAACCCGGTCTCCTCCGCGTAGATGTCCGCGACGATGGGTTCGAGAAGGTTCCCGAGGCGCGTGTAGCGGTTCTCGGTGAACGCCTTCCGGCGTCCCGTCTTCTCCATCCAAACGTCAAGCGGCGAACGGAAGGGCGACAGGCCGAGGACGGCGGCGGCGTCTGAACCGCCGATCGTCTTCGATCTGTCGTGGGTTTGGTCGAAACTCATGAGTCGGTCTCCTTGGGGTTCTCTGTTCTACGGAAGTCGTCGATCCACAATGCGCGCGCGCGTTCGAGGTTCTCGACCTTGCGCGCGAGAAGTTCTACAGTCGCGGTTCCCCGACGTCGAGCGACGTCGGACACGAGGAAGCCGTACCGAGCGCGCGCGACGGTGAGCGCGCGGACATGGTGCGCGAGCATCGCGTCGATCTCGCCGAGGTGCGCGCGTCGTGCGATCACCTCCGGCTTCGTGAGCGGCGTCCACGTCATCGCCGCTCCTCCTTCGCGCGGAGGCGTTCGACCTCCGCGACGGTGCGGCGCAGGGCGTCCGCGAGCCGGACGGCGATCACGCCGACGACGATCGCGGTCAACCCGCAGGCGATCGCGACCTCCTGCCAATCGGACGCGCTCACGCGATCACCTCGATGGCGAATCGACCAATCGACCAACAGGCGAGAACGTGATCGGACTGCGGAACGGTGCGCGAGAGCGACGGGTCGGCGTTCACTAGTTCCTTCGCATAGGCGATCGCCTCGTCGATGTCGTCGAAGGTCTTCCGAAGCCGTTCGCCGTC